GGGTGGTAATACTGACCTGATCGATAACCTTGATCGTTATATCAGGGTCGATAACCTGGTGCCAGAAGTTGTTGTTGGTAAAACAACTCTCTCCTCTGCTATCTCAACATCTGATACTACAATCACTGTAGCATCTACAAAGGGTTTTCCAGACGATTATGGTCTGCTGAAGATTGGTGATGAGATCATTACCTACACAGGTAAAACTGATACCACGTTTACTGGATGTATTCGTGGATTTAGTGGTATCACTGGGTACGATGACTCTACAGAGGCGTATTTCTCCAATGTCAACCGCCAGAGTGTAATCTTCAAAGACACCACCGCACAGGCGCACACAGGGTCCTCTGAGGTTCAAAACCTCAGTGCTCTCTTCCTGCAGGAGTTCTATAAGAAACTCAAGAAGACTTTCACTCCAGGATTTGAAGAACTCAAGTTTGTTGATGGACTTGATGTTGGAAACTTCATTAAAAATGCTAGAAGTTTCTATCAATCAAAAGGTATTGAAGAGTCTGTAGTTATCCTCTTCAAAGTTCTTTATGGTGTAGAAGCAAAGGTCATTGATCTTGAAACAAGACTGATCAAACCATCTTCTGCTGATTATATTAGAAGAGAACTGGTTGTCGCAGAAGTATTATCTGGTGATCCATTTAAACTTGAAGGTCAAACCATTTTTAGATCCGTTGATCTAAACACTAGTGCTTCAGTATCTGATGTAGAAGTATTCACAAGAGATAATAAGACATTCTATAAAATTGGATTGTTTGTTGGATATAATGACAGAGATCTGATTGAAGGTGAGTTCATTGTACCAGGATATTCTAAAGTTCTGGAACCAGTTGAAATCGGTGGTGAAACAATCGCTGTTGACTCAACAATTGGATTCCCTGATTCTGGAACTCTGAT